ACGGTATGAAGATGTTCGTAAGAGCACCTATCAAAACTGCTATGGAAGGAGATTTTGATACTGGTAACGTTAGATACAAAGCTAGAGAAAGATACAGCTTCGGCTGGTCTGACCCTAGAGGTATCTTTGGATCACAAGGATCTGCTTAATATTTAAGCATTTTTTATTTAGTGGGGTCCCTTTATGGGGCCCCATTAATCTGATAGAAAGACAAAATTATGACAAAACTGTTTCAAGTAAAGATTAGAGCTTATGGTCACATGGCTGATTTTAATATTGAAGCAGAAGATAGTGCAGAAAGTATAGAACGAGCTATCCTTGACAAAATAGGAAAAAAAGGTATATTACTTAAAGACAGCAAAAGGATGTTTTCAACATCTAAATGCTGGATAACCTATGAGGAGGTTGTAGATGATATCAGTTCAAGACCTTTACAAGAAAAAAAGGTCATTAGAACTTGATTGGGAGCAACACTACATTCAAGAGGGTAAATACACTCTTGATATGGTTAAGATTGACGAAAAAATAAAAGACGTCATTAACCAAATTAAAATGTCTGAAGCAGAAATTGCTCATAGACAAATTAAAGTAGAATTAGCTGCTCCTGAGTTTTCTGTAGCTAGCTAAAAACTAGCTATTTATATCCGAAAAGTGAGTTTTCGATGCAGGAACCCCTTGCGCTATTTAATAAATTCAGCTATATTTCAATTACTATACATTAACTTCTAATATCGACGCGTATAGTCGACGGCCTAGAGACGGTATTGGAATAACTAGGAGAACACTTATGGCAAACACAACTTTTCAAGGACCAGTAGTATCATTAAATGGAATTATTGGTGGACCAAATCCAAATGCTGGATCTGGAGCAAACGATACTGAACAAGGTGGAAATGTAGTTTATTCTTTTTCAAATGTAACTACTCTTATTATTTCATCAGGACAATATTCAGGAACTACTTTATTAGCAACAGCTAGTAGAGGAGCTTTGGTATTTACCTCTAACTGTTGTTCATCAGTTGCGGGATATGTTTTTTCTGATGGTACAACTTGGAAACAAGTTAATGCACCAGCAAGCAATATATCAGACGTATAATAAATTAATTTAAGGAGCTCGAAAGGGCTCCTTAATATAAGGAGAAAAATATGGGAATGTATAAATCAGATGTAAAACCGGTAATATGCGATGCAAATACAAGTACTGCAGTTTTATTTACTGGACCTACAAGATTAAGAGGATTTATGATTCAAGCTGGAGGAACTTCAGGAGCTTGTATTATTAATGGTCTATCAGATACTTCTACTGTAAGTACATCAACAAATACACAAGTTTATATTCCAGTTCAAGTTGGAGCAAATCAAACTGAAACATTAAATCTTCCAGAAGATGGAGTTTTATATGCACAACGAAATGGAACAGGAATAGTAGATGGTATTGGAATTGCTTCAAATACAAGCGGATTAACTGTTACATTATTTATAGATAAGTAGGAGTCTACATGGCTACCTCTTCAGGCACTAACGTTTTTGAAAAAACTTTTACTATTGATGAGATCATAGAAGAGTCATACGAAAGAATTGGTCTTATAAATAATACCGGTAATCAGATGAAGGCCGCGCGTCGTTCGCTGAACATTATGTTTCAAGAGTGGGGCAACAGGGGACTTCATTATTGGGAAGTTGCTGAAAATTCAATTTCAATGGTTGAAGGTCAAACTGTTTATACAATTTATAGATCATCAACTGATGGAACTTCAGATGGTACTTTTAGTTATTTAGATGGTGGAATTAATGCATCCGTTACAACTCTTACATTAGATTCTGTTTGGCAATTTCCAACATCAGGAACATTATTAATAGGATCAGAACAAATTACTTACACAGGAACTAACACTGATGCTAATACAATAACAGGATGTGTCAGAGGTGCAAATGGTACAACCGCTGCAATTCATGCTGATAATTCTGCAGTATATGATTATAATTCAATCACTTATGGACCTGATGATATATATGAGGCATCATATAGAAATACACAACAAGTTCCAGTTGCAGATTTTCCATTAACTAAAATAGATAGATCAACTTATAACTCACTATCATCAAAATTTTCAGAAGGTCAACCAACTCAATATTGGGTTCAAAGATTTATAGATAAAATTACAATCACTTTATATTTAACACCAGGCGCTGATCAGGTGAATAATGTAATGCATTATTATTACGCAAAAAGAATTCAAGATGTTGGAGCTTATACAAATATTACAAACGTTCCATATAGATTTGTTCCATGCATGTGCGCAGGACTTGCTTATTATTTATCAGTTAAATTTGCTCCGCAACGTGGACAAGAAATGAAATTATTATATGAGGATGAATTAAAAAGAGCATTAGAGAATGATGGATCTTCTTCTAGTTCATTCATAACACCTAAAACTTACTATCCGAGCGCATAATGGGAAATTTATCTAGAGGAAAATATGCTTACATGATCTCTGACCGATCTGGTCAAAGATTTCCATATACTGAAATGGTACAAGAATGGAATGGATCATGGGTTCATATAACTGAATATGAACCAAAGCATCCACAATTAGAACCCAAACCACATAATGCTGATCCTGAAGGATTACAATATGCTCATCCTGATAGAACAGAACCACCTGTCATTATTGAACTTACACCTAATCCATTTACTACAATTAAGTATGCAGGTTCTACTTATATTAATGTTTATTCAGAAGATCATGGAAGATCTACTGGCAACGTGGTTAGATTTAGAGGACCACCTGAAGTATTAATCCCGGGCACGCCCGCGCGCGAGACTTCATTTGAATTAGTTCCTTCATTTGATGGTGTTACAGATATTTCAAATGCAAATGGATTTACAATTACAGTTGGAAAAATAGATTCATCTGGTATCGTAAGTGATCCATTGAATTATTTTTATTTCTTAAGTACAAGTACAGCAACAACAGGAAACGTATCTGGTGGTGGAGCACAATGTTCTGCAGGTCCAGTTACATTACAGGCTTAATATGACATATTCAGAATTAGTACAAAAAATTAGAGATTACACAGAAGTAGATTCCAATGTATTTACATCTACAATTGTAGATGGATTTATTGAAAGCGCTGAATGGAGAATTCAAAGAGATGTAGATTCTGATAATAATAGAAAATATGCAACAGCAACTATTATTGCAGGTCAACCTTATGTAAGTACACCATTACTTACAGACCAAACTTTAATTATTAGAGAAGCTCAAATTATTCCATCTTCTGTTTATAGTAGCAATGCCATTGTAGAATATAGAGATACTGGCTTTATTAATGAATATAATGCCTCTAATGCACAAGGATTACCTAAATATTTTAGTTATTGGGATGAACAAAATATTGTTTTAGCACCAATTCCAGACTTGACATATACCATGCAATTAAATTATACCTTGAAGCCAGCAGGATTATCTGCTACAAATACGACAACATATTTAAGTCAGCAATTTCCCTCTGGCTTGTTATATGCATGCCTTGTTGAGGCTTACGGTTTTTTAAAGGGTCCGGCAGACATGATACAATTTTACGAACAAAAGTATCAGTCAGCGTTACAAGGATTCTCTATTGAACAAATGGGAAGAAGGAGAAGAGATGAGTATCAAGAAGGTGCTCCTCAGATCCAAAAACAAGGTTAATATAATTAGGAGATAAATATGCCGATTACACAAGCAGTTGCAAATTCGTTTAAAGGCGAACTACTTCAGGCGCAGCACAATTTTACTGCAGCTACTGGAAACGTTTTTAAACTTGCTCTTTACACATCTGCAGCAACACTAAATTCAGCGACAACAGTTTACACTTCAACAAATGAAGTTGCTAATACTGGTCAATACGTAACAGGTGGTGGAGTTTTAACAAACGTATCACCAGTTGTTTCTAGTGGCGTTGCTTTCATAGATTTTGCAGATATATCTTTTACTGGAGTTACTTTAACTGCAGCAGGATGTTTGATTTATAATACATCATCATCTAACAAAGCAGTAATGGTATTAGACTTTGGTGGAGATAAGAGTGCAACATCGGGAACTTTTACAATTCAGTTTCCAGCAGATACATCATCAGCAGCTATTTTAAGAATCTCTGGATAATTAGGAGATCTCCATGGCTATTGTTGACGGCTGGGGTCGAGGAACCTGGGGAGAGAGTAGTTGGGGTAGTAATATTCCAGTTGTTCTTACCGGACAAGGTTTAACAGCATCTTTAAGTAGTGTAACAGCTATTTCTAGTGTCACTGTTAATGTAACAGGTCAATCATTAACCACTTCTATAAATAGCGTAACTGTAACTGGAAATGCATCTATAGATGTTACAGGACAATTATTAACTGCTTCTTTAAGCAGCGTAAATGCTTTTCCACTTATTGCTGTAGATGTAACAGGACAACAATTAACTACATCTTTATCTTCTGTAACTCCAATCATAGATGTTAATGTTAATTTAACTGGACAATTATTAACTACTGTTCAAGGAGTTGTAGATCCTTCACCAGATGCATTTGTTTCAGGAATACAATTAAATGCATTAATTGGAAATGTAACACCTATTATAGATGTAAATGTAAACTTAACTGGTCAATTATTATCTGTTTCTTTAAATTCTGTAACACCTATTGGAACAGCAAACATTAATACAACTGGTCAATCATTAACTGTTACACAAGGAAATGTAGATGCATCTCCTGATGCTATTGTTTCTGGAATTGAATTAAATACATTTATAGGAAATATTAATATAGATATAGCTACTACAGTTTTTTTAACAGGCCAACAATTAACTGCATCTTTATCTTCGGTTACACCTGTTATAGATGTTAATGTAAATTTAACAGGTCAATTATTATCTGCCAACATAAATAGTGTTACTGTAATAGGAACAGCTAATGTAAATATAAATGGTCAACAATTAACAATTATTGAAGGTGATGTTGATCCTTCTCCTGATGCTAATGTATCTGGTATTCAATTAAATTTAAGTTTAAATTCTGTTAATGCTATTCCTTTAACTCCTGTAGATGTTGTAGGAATAGGTTTAAGTATTGCTCAAAATAGTGTTTCTATTACTGGAAATGCCAATATAGATGTTACTGGAAATGGCTTGACTATTGCTTTAAATAACATTAATAATCAAATTTGGACAGAAGTTAGTACTGGAACTAATGCAACTTGGACAGAGATTGACACAGCTGCATAGGTTTTATAAATAGTATAAGGAATTAAAATATGGCATCAAGTTATTCTACAGACCTCAAACTAGAACTCCAAGTTACAGGAGAAAATTCAGGAACATGGGGTGATATCACAAATACAAATTTAGTTATTTTACAACAAGCAATAGCTGGTTATCAATCAGTTGCAGTAAACGCAACAACAGGTTTAACACTTACATTTACAAATGGAGCAACATCTGATGGTAAAAATGCTGTTCTTCAACTTACAGGAACACCTACAACAAATATTAATATTAACGTTCCAGACGGAATTGAAAAAATTTACATTGTAGATAATCAAATAGTACATGGAACAAATACCGTTACTTTTAAAACAACTTCAGGAACAGGAGTTAAATTAGCACAAGGAAATAAATATACTTTATATTCTGACGCAACAAATATTAATCTTGCTCATATGGAACAAGTTTGGAGAACTGTAACAACAACTGCAACTGTTCAACCTGGTTCTGCAATACTTGCAAACACAGCTACAACTTCATTTACATTAACATTACCAGCTTCTCCTGCAACAGGAGACATAGTTTCTGTTGTTGATGCGGGATATACATTTGATACCAAACCTTTAACTATTGGAAGGAATTCAAGTAACATAGCAAATGCAGCTGAAAATCTTGTTATTAATACAGAAGGTGCTGGTTTTACTTTAGTATATTCAGGCGATGCAACAGTAGGTTGGACTTATAGGGATAAATAACCTATGGCTAACTATGAAGCTACTAGATACGCAATTAACGGTTCTAACCTTACAGATATACAAGGTGTTAGTACAGGATTAATAATTCCTTGGACATCATCTTCAATACCTTCTGGTTTTCTAGAGTGTAATGGACAATCAGTATCAACTGCAACATATGCAGCTCTTTTTGCAGTCATAGGTTATACTTATGGAGGTTCTGGTGCTAATTTTAATGTTCCAGATTGCACAGATAGGTGTACTGTAAATAAATCAAACACTAAAAATTTAGCTCAGACAGGTGGTGCAAACACAGTTACACCTACAGGTAATATATCAGGGAGTTTAGCAAATGTTACTCTAACTACAGCTCAATTACCTTCTCACACACATCAAGGAAGAACTGTTGGTAATTTTTCCGGACATAGTGCTTCAGGATTTGGAAATATTTTTACTGCACAAAACACTACATCAGGTAACACAGGAGGAGGAGGAGCACATGATCACACATTAAGTGCGACATTTACAGGTTCTGCATCTTCTGTACTGCAACCTTATTTAGTATTAATATATATAATCAAAACTTAAATTTATGGCAAATTACGCGCAAACAGCTAAAAACTTTTCCGGAGCCTTTATGACAGGTCTTGCTGGAGTTAATACAGGATTAGTTATTCCATGGAGTTCTGCTTCAATACCTTCTGGTTTTCTAGAATGTAATGGTCAATCAGTTTCAACTACTACTTACGCTGCATTATTTGCAGTAATAGGTTATACTTATGGTGGAGCAGGCGCTTCATTTAACGTACCAGATTTAACAGATAGAACAGTTGTAAATAAATCTAATACAAAAAATTTAGCACAAACAGGAGGTGCTAATACAGTTACACCTACAGGAAACGTAGGTGGAAACGCTGGTAATACAACCTTGACTACATCTCAAATTGCTGCACATACTCATAGTACAGTAACAGCATCTATGGGTGTTTATGGAGACGGGTCTGCTGGAGGATTAGGTAGCACCACAAATACCGGAGGAGGAGGAGCACATGGTCACACATTAAGTGCGACATTTACAGGTTCTGCATCTTCTGTACTGCAACCTTATTTAGTATTAATATATATAATCAAAACTTAAATTTATGGCAAATTACGAAGCAACAAGATATAATTGGGATGGAGAATACTTAACAAGTGTTCAAGGTGTAAACACAGGACTAGTTATTCCTTGGGGTTCAGCTTCAATTCCATCTGGTTTTTTAGAGTGTAACGGTCAATCAGTTTCAACCACTACTTACGCTGCATTATTTGCAGTTATTGGTTATACATATGGTGGTTCTGGTGGTAATTTTAACGTGCCTGATTTAACTGATAGAACAGTTGTAAATAAATCTAATACTAAAAACTTAGCACAAACAGGAGGTGCTAATACCGTAGCAAATTCTGGAAATATTAGTGGATCAAGTGGGGCTACAACTTTAACTACAGATCAAATACCATCACACTCACATTCTGGAATGATAATGGGTGGTTCATCAGGTGGAATGGGTGCTGAACAGTTCACTGTGGCGAATACTAACATTGTCGCTACAGGTTCTGCAGGAAGTAGTCAAAGTCATTCACATAATTTAAGTGCTAATTTTACAGGTGGGAGTAATAGTGTTTTACAACCTTTTATTGTTGTGATATATATAATAAAAACTTAAAAAATAATTAACATGAAACTTGGTAAATGGACTATTGTAAAAGCTGATAAAACAATCATAAAACAATATGGAGAAAATCAGTCAATAGGTTATATTATTAACGACGATAATTTTTGGAATAATAATTTATCTAATAATATACATGCAATACAATATACAGGAAATGAATTAGATTTTGATCAAGTTGAATATAATGATAAAAGTCCAAATTCTAAATTTAATGGTAACATTAAAATTTTTGCAGATGAATGGGATAAGGCTCATTTAAAAAATTTGCAAAATATTTGGGATAATAATAACATATATGAAGCGATTCCCAATTTAAACATAACTCCAGAAAATCCTCTACCTTTTATAAGAATTAAAAAAGAAGAAACATTGGAACAAAAAGAATTAAGAATAGGTCCCAGACCAACTATTTATAATTCTGTGGATATTTATTAAACAAAATAACCTTGTTTAATAAAACAAGTTAAAGTTGTTCTCCATATATTTTCTTCTTTCAAAGGTGTATGGCATATATTTGAATTGAATAATACTGCTCTATTTTCTTTAAAACCAATATGAATATCTAAATTTTCGTTAGTATAAAAACCTATTCCATGGTTTAATTTTGTTTGACCTTCTATTTGTAAATAAAAATTAACTAAAGCGACTTTATCATCTACGTGAGGTTTGAAATTTGTTAATTTTCTTCTATCCAAACCGCATTCTGTAATTTCAACAATTTTATATTTAAATTTTTCTAAACATTTATTCTTTAAATTAAAAATAATTTTATCATTTAAATTAATTTCATGTCTTAAACCATAAGTATTTTGTTCGTTTTTAATTAAAGTTCCTTCAAAATATTGAGGTTTATATTTAACTTGATTTGATTTTGAAAAGTTTTTTAAAAATTCAAAAAAATTTTTGTCTAAAAAATCATCTAAAATGTAGATCATGCAGTTTTATTATCTGTAACTTATCCATGAAGTAAGAATATATTTTTCTCCACTTAATGGAGGATTACCTCTATGAACATAAGGAAATCCTGCTGGCCAAATTACAATTCTTCCTTTAACAGGTTTTACTCTTTGTGATTGATATAAAAATTCTGTTTCTCCGCCATCTTCTACTGTGTTCAAATATATGCAGTAAACAAGAACTCTTTTTTCGTTTTCCCTTCCTTTACCATGTTCTATATGCCAAACATGATACCCTTGAGCTGGAATTGTTTTTTGAATTTTTACATAATCAGTTAATATATCCTCTGAAGTATAATTTTTAATATTTGTTTCTAAAAAATAATTTTTTAAAGCTATGTCAAAATTTACCATTAAATTTTTTAATTTATTAACATTAAAACTTTCTTCATTTAAAGTTTCTGGACTACAAAATAATTGTTTGTCATTTTTAAAATCTTGAGTTGCTCTTTCAGAAGAAAATCTTGAAAATACTTTATTAAATTCTTCATATTTTTTAAATAATTCTATAGCTTCATCACAAGCTCCATCTGGAATATATCCATCATAAATACCAATAAAGTCTTTAATATTATTTTTTCTCTCTAGCATCTAATTCTTCTTTTAGCCATTTAGTTTTTTTCCAATCATTTTTTTCTATCAAGTTTGATACTAAACAATATCTAGTTTTTTCATCTTTTTCAACTTTATCTACACCATGTAATATATAAGGTGGAAATAAATAATAAGACCCTATTTTTGGTTGAATAGTAATTTTTAATTCAGGTAAAATTAATGGAGCCCCTTCTGTTAAATAGAGAATTAAATGATATTCTTTATGTATGTGCATCATGACACTATCCCCTTTTTTTATTTCGTTCCCCCAAGAATCAAATTCAATTTTTTTATCATACCAATTTTTTTTATCAAAAAAAGAATTTGTGTTTTTGTGTTTATCTACCAAGTAATCTATAAATCTTATAAATTCAGGTTTATCATTAAAAAAACCCCAAGGTGTTTTTCCACCATAAACATTAGTCAATTCTGTTTTATTTATATTTTGTGAAATCATTACACACATATTATGCATATCAACTAAATTGTCATACACACCACATGAAATTTGAACCGTTCTTGGATAAGTAACAAATAAACTATGAGAATAATTTTCGTTTTGTGAAATTTGATTTAAAACTATCATTTGTATTTTACTATATATTTAAAAATTAAAATTGTAAATGCCTTCTTAAAAATAATTAAAATTAATATTTACTCTTCTATTTTCATCATTGCATGTACTACTATTATGTTTTTTATTACTATTAAAAAATAAACCTCTGTTTTCTATAGACTCTACTTTTGTTCCATCTGTTAAACGAGTAAAACCATTATTTGTGTTAATATAAAATATAAAACCTTTATGTTTAAATTCATAATCAACATGTTGACCATGTTCTATAATTTTATCAGTTTTTGTGTATAAATTAATTTTTATTCTTATCAAAGATTTAACTTTTAGTTTTTTTAAAATTGGAACAAACAAATTAAATTTATTACTATAAATTATATTATCTTTGAATATAGTATGTGTAAAATAAAAACCATCATTACGATTTTTTTGTGAAACATTAAAATTATAATGCCATTCAAAATCACTGCTCATTAACACATTTTTTATATTTAAAAAAATTTCTTTTGTTAAAAAATTATCAATAATTTTATATTCTTTTTTCATTTCTTTACTTTGCTTATATTATAATATATTTAATATGAAGTAAAATGAAAATTTTAATTTTTGGACTACCAGGATCAGGCAAAACTACTTTTGCAAAGAAATTAATAGAAGGCAAAAAGATATCTTACTTTAATGCAGATGATATTAGAAAGTTATTTGAAGACTGGGATTTTACAGAAAATGGTAGAAGAAGACAGGCAAATAGAATGATGACGATGTGTGATTTAACAGTCAATCATGTTGTTGTAGACTTTGTATGTCCATTTGAATCTTATAGATCATTTTACGATATGAAAATTTGGATGAATACCATTAATAAAGGAAGATTTGAAGATACCAATAAAGTATTTGAAAAACCTAAAAAAGTTGATTTTGAAATAACTAATTTTAATTATGATTCTATTTTAAAAGAAATAACAATAAAACTTAAATGAAAATTATAAAAGACAATTTTTTTAACAAAGAAGAAATTAAAGAATACAAAAACATTGCAAATCAATGTTATTATCAACCAACAATTCATAAAAGACAACTACAAACTTGTGCCCTTCATACTTTTAATATTAATGCCCATAATTATTTAATAAATAAAATACAAAAAGTTTTTTTTAAAATAAAAAAATTTAAAAATGTAGTTTGCGATTTTAGGAAAAGAAAAACACCTGTTTCTAATCAAAATAGAGAAGATAAATATATTCACCAGGATAAATCATACTGGAATTGTTTAATTTATTTAGAAGGCCCTATTTCTTTGTATGATGGAACTACATTTTATAAAAAAATAAATAATCAATTTATTATACAAGACATGATTGGTTTTAAACCAAATAGAGCTATTTTATTTAGAGGAATGAATTATCACGGTACTTCACAAGTGCATACAAAAAATGATAACTGGAGAAGCACAATTAATGTATTTTTTTATAGATAAGGCATAATGTGAATTATTCTAAACCAACTGCACAAATGTTAGGACGATGGCAACCGTTTCACGATGGTCATTTAGCTTTATTTAAAAAGATATTAAAAAAAACTGGACAGGTGCAAATTATGGTTAGAACCATGCCAAAGTCAAATAATAATCCATTTGAATTTGAAGATATAAAGAAACGAATTGAAGAAAAACTAAAAGATTATGTAGGTAAATTTGAAGTTATCAAAGTTGCAAATATAACCAATATTTGTTATGGTCGAGACGTTGGTTATAAGATTGAAGAGATTATATTACCAAAACAGATTCAAAAAATATCTGCAACAAAGATTAGAAAAGAGATGGGTATTTAAAAATATCAAAATCTATTTCAAAATTACGATATACAAGGTTTCGAGTATCTTTATCATAATAATATTTTAAATCTTTATTATAATTAAGTTTATTTAAAAATTTTAATTTTTTATTTAATATTTTCTCTAACTTAGATATTTTTTCAATTTTAAATATTTCTACGTTATCATTGGTATCTAACCATGTTTTTTGAGGAAGAAACATGTATGTATTCATATAATGAAAATTTACTTCATTTTTAAATAGAAAATAATTTACAAAATGTTTAAATGAATAAACTTTAAATGGAATTGTCAAATCATTGTTTAAATAATAATGAATATAGTTTTTCATTTTTTCTTTTAAAAAAAAATAAATACTTAATATTCTTGAATATGGATTTCTTATAGATGTAAAAAGTAAATCATATTTATAATTATTTAGATTCGCTCTAGTTTTTAATTGTTGACATGTTAGGTGACCATTAAAGATAGAAGGATAATTAAAATTTTCCATTAAAGTTGTTTTAATTGATATGCCTGCATTTTTTGGTATATGTACATATAAAGGAAAATTCATAAATTTCTGCGTTGTATAATAGCAAAAAGGCGTATATAATTCAAGTATGCCCCTACAAAAAATACAATTTAAACCTGGATTTAATAAACAACAAACTGCAACCGGAGCTGAAGGGCAATGGATTGAGGGCGATAATATTAGGTTTCGTTATGGTGAACCTCAAAAAATAGGTGGTTGGGAACAACTTGTATCTACAACTATGGCAGGTCCTGCCAGAGAACAATTAACTTGGACTGCATTAAATGGTAAAAAATACGCTGCAATTGGAACTTCAAAATTATTAGTTATTTATTATCAACAACAATTTTATGATATAACTCCAGTTCAAACTGCAGTAACTGGTTGTACTTATACATCCACAACAGGATCAGCAACTGTTACAATTACAAAATCAAATCACGGATTGTCTATTGGAGATTATATAATATTTTCTGCAGCAACAACTCCAGGATCACCAACCACAAGTTACACTTCAGGTAGTTTTACTACAAATCCATTTGAAGTAAAAACAGTTCCAACTTCTTCTACTTTTACTCTTACAATGCCAACAACTGAAACAGGAACTGGAGTTTCAACTGGTGGAACTTTATCTTTTCAAGCATATGAAACAATTGGACCTGTAACACAAACTGCAGCTTATGGTTGGGGAGCTGGAAAATGGGGAGCTTCTACGTGGGGAACTGAAAGATCTACTACAACAGTTAGCCTCGCTCCTGGCTCCTGGTCACTCGATAATTATGGCCAGATTCTAATTGCAACTATTAAAAATGGTAAAACATTTTCATGGGACCCTTCTGCAGTTGGCGCATTAACGACTCGAGCTACTATCGTTACAAATGCTCCAACAAAATCTGTTATGACATTAGTATCCGATAGAGATAGACATTTATTTGCACTTGGAACCGAAACAACGATTGGAGATACTACCACCTTTGATCCAATGTTTATAAGATTTTCAAATCAAGAAGATATTAATAGTTGGAATCCAAAAGTGACTAATACGGCAGGAACTTTTAGACTAGATACGGGAAACGAGATTATAGGAGCTGTGCAAGGTAAAGATTATATATTAGTTTTAACGGATCAAGCAGCTTATGTTATTCAGTTTGTTGGTCCTCCATTTACATTCTCTGTAAGACAAGTTGGAACTAATTGTGGATGTATTGGTCAACATGCATTGGTTTATGCAGAGGGAGCTGTATTTTGGATGGGATTTGGAGGTGGTTTTTTTGCATTTGATGGTACCGTTAAACAAATACCATCTCTTGTTGAAGACTATGTATTTACAACAACGGGCGATAATTTAGGAATTAATTATAATGCAAGTCAATTAGTTTATGCATATCACAATTCATTATTTAATGAGGTAGGTTGGTATTATCCTCAAGCAACTTCCAATCAAATAGATAGAAACGTAGTTTATAATTTTACAGAAAATACTTGGGCAACAGGAACATTATCTAGAACAACTTATGAAGATTCCATTACTTATACATTGCCTTATGCAACGGAGTTTACAACAAATGCAACTCCAACATTTCCAACTATTAATGGTGTAACAAATGCTTATGGTGCAAGTAAATACTGGGCACATGAAACGGGTGTGAATGAAGTAGATTCTAATGGAACTGCAACAGCTATTGCTGCTTACGTTAAATCTGGAGACTATGATATATCGGAACAAGGATTAGGTGGAGACGGTCAATTAATTATGCGTGTTAAAAGATTTATTCCAGATTTCAAAAGTCTAGAAGGTAATGCAAAAATAACTTTATATTTTAGAGATTATCCATCTAATAGTGAATCAACACCTTCTACAACTCCACCTTTAATTACTGGACCCTTTACAATTACCTCTTCAACTAGTAAAGTAGATACCAGAGTGAGAGGAAGACAAGTAAGTTTAAAAATAGAAAATGACGCAGTGGATGAAACTTGGAGATACGGAACTTTAAGATTAGACATTGAAGCAGGAGGAAGAAGATAATGGCAAAAATAACAGCAAATATACCAGAACCATCTGATAACTATGATGTTAATAATCAAAGACAAATTTTAGAGGCAGTTAACACAATGAAAGATCAATTAAATTTTAGTTTTCAAAAAGAATTAAAAGATGAACTAGAAGCATTTAGTTGGTTTATATTTAGTGGACCTAGAAATTAATGACTATATTTTATAAAAACCAAGGTTATGATTTAACCACAAGTAATTTAACAACTGTGTTAAATATTAATACTTCTACCGTTGCAATTATAAAAGAAATATCAGTTGCAAATGATCATACTAATACAGTTGAAGTAAATTATTATTTTACAGATTCTTCTACATCAACCACTTATAAATTTTATCATACTAAAGTTGCAGCGAATTCTAATGATAATGCAATACATAATGCACTAGTATTAGAAGAAGGAGACTATTTAGAATTTCAAGCAGCAGGTGCTAATTTTATATCAGGTCAAATTTCATATGCATTACTAACAAGGTCAGGTGAAAATGGGTGAAGTAATTAAAATAGAATGTAAGACAAAAGAAATTATTAAAAGTAAAAAGACAGGTAAAACTTACGAAAACATGGAAGAATTTCTAAAAGAAAATACAATGGAAGATTTGCAAAAAGATTTAAATGTTATGGTAACTAACAAAGGATTAGATTTAATGAATAAGATATTTAATAATAAATGAATCCAAGAGGCGGTACAGAACTACAGGTAGAATTATTAGAAAGATTTGTAGATAAAGATCTTTTAGATAAAGTGCAGATTACAACATCTGTGCCTGAAAAAATACCATTACATCCAACAAAACCAAATATACTTTGGCAACAAAATTCATATGACCAGCCTAATTTGGCGCCTTGGTTTCAAAATAAAGATAATCATAAAAAATATGATTGGTATGTATTTAACTCTCATTGGTGTTATGAAAAATTTAGAATGATGTTTGATATACCAACAGAAAAATCTTTAGTTATAAAAAATGCTATAGATAAAATTGAAACAAGATCATTAGATTACAATAAAGGCGATCCTATTAAATTAATTTATACTTCAACTCCATGGAGAGGTTTAAGTGTACTTCTTGGTGCAATGCAACTTGTTAAAAATAAAAATGTACATTTAGATGTATATTCTTCAACACAAGTTTATGGTGATCAATTTAAATCAGCTAATGATGATAAATTTCAAGGACTTTATAATCAAGCAGCAGCATTAAAGAATGTAAGTTATATTGGATATAAACCTAATGAATACATTAAAGAAAATTTAAAAAATTATCATATGTTTGTATATCCAAACATATGGGAAGAAACATCTTGTATTGCATTAATAGAAGCTATGGCTGCAGGTCTTTATTGTATTACAACTGATTATGGTGCTCTATTTGAAACAGGATCAGAGTTTGTAACCTATTTACCATTTGAAAAAAATTACATTAAACTTGCACATACATTTGCATCGGTGATTGATGCAGCTGCAAACATGCTTGGAGAAACGGGAACCAAGGATCATTTAAAAATGCAAATAGAATTTACAAATAAATTTTATTCATGGGAGCTTAGAAAAATATTATGGAACAAATTTTTACAAGGAGTAATCAATGCAAGATCCAAGTAAACCAATATGGTTTAAAACAGAAACAAATGACTTTACTACAAAGTTAAAAGAACCTGAAACTAGAATCTATGTAGCAACGCCAGTACATAATGAATGTTCAATTCATTACACGCAAGCTTTATTAAAATTTCAACAAGCATGTATGATGAATGGAATCATGGTTTCTTTTTCATTACTTAAATCATCATTAGTTACACAAGGAAGAAATTTATGTGTTTCTAATTATTTAAATGATCCAATGAATTATACACATTTATTATTTATAGATTCAGATATTGATTTTAAATTTGATACTATAATAAAGATGTTAAAATTTGATAAAGAAGTAATAGCTTGCCCATATCCTATGAAACATATTCATTGGGAGCAAATATGGGAAAGATTAGAACTTGGTAAAATTAAAACAAAAGAAGAGTTAATGCGAGCTGGGTTTATCTATCCAATTAAAATGGATAATTTAATGGATGAAAATAAAAAAGAAATAAGTGTTGTAGATGGTTTAATTGAAGTATCTCATGCTCCAACAGGATGTATGTTAATTAAAAGACAAGTATTTGATAAAATGATTAAAGCTTATCCTGATCTTAAAATTGATCAAGACACTATTATAAATGGAAAGACACAAAAAAATCCTAATATGTATAATTTTTTTGATACTATTTTTGTACCAGAATCTAAAAAATATTATGGAGAAGACTTTGGATTTTGTAGAAAATGGTCTTTAATTGGTGGTAAATGTTATTGTTATATAGATGATTACATAACCCATGTTGGTGAGTATCAATATAATGGTAAATTAAAAGATAATCTCGAATTTAAACCCGTTGACGATTCACAGAAAAACAAGTAAAGTATACGTTTTCAGGACTCTGTGCCTGCTATTAATAACTAATTAATTAAAAATATGGATTCTATAGCTACGGCACGAGATTTTTTTATAAACCAACAAGGATTAAGCCCTGACCAAGCAGACACAATTATTGGTCAAGGATTACAGGCTTATAATCAACAAACACAACCACGAAGCATGATGCAAATGGCATCAGGTGGTATTGCAAGACTTGGTTATCAATTAGGTGGCATTAGCACTATGCCAATGGATTATGGTCAACCATTACAAGTGCCACAACAACAACAACCTATGTTTACTACAACTGGTAGTGCAACATCTAGTCCATTATTAAATTATGGACAGACAAGACTTAATCAAGCAGGTGGAACTTCATTATCAAGACCAGGTTATCAAGAAGGTGGATTAACAGAATTTTATAAAGCAGAAGAACCAATCATTCCAAGAATAGAAAATATAGGTGGTCTTTTAGATCAAGCAGAAAAATCAATTGGAGAACCTGCTAATAACATGGCATCTCCATTAGCAACTACATTTTCAAGATTTGGATATGAAGCAGGTGGTGTTACAATTCCATCGCAAGGATCTGAAATGGAACAACTTAATCAAATGGATCCGGCTCAAGCAGTAGAAATAATTACAAAATTATTAATTGAAAATGGTGTTCCACCAGAACAAGCTCAACAGTTAGCATTACAAATTATACAAATATTTGCTCAAGGTGGTGAACCGGCAGTTGAAGCATTTGCAGATCAATTGGAACAAGAAGAAGTACAAGCTATGGCAGGTGGTGGTATTGCAGGATATGCTTATAGACAAGGTTATGGTTTTGGAGGAATAGGTAAAGCAATTGGAAGTGTATTTAAAGGAGCGGCAAAAGCAGTTTCAGGAGTTGTAAAAGGAGTAGCTAAAGCAGTTAAATCAGTTGTTAAAAGTGATATTGGTAAATTAGCTTTACTTGCTGGTGGAGCATATTTAATGATGAACCCAGGAATTCTTTCAGGGCTTGGTGCAGGAACAGCGGCAGGAGCAGGAACAACAGCATTAGAAACAGCGGCATTAACAGAAGCAGGATTAGGTGGACTTGGTACATCTTTAACTGCAGGAACAGGTTCTTTAGTAATGCCAACAGCAGCATCTGTTGGAACAGCATTACCCGCAACTGCAGGTGGATTAACAACTGCAGGATCTTTAGCATTACCAGCAGCGACATCAATAACAGCTGATGCATTAGCAGCGGCAACACCTAGTTTTTTTGAAACAGCAAAAGCTGTAGCAATGGATCCATCAGTATCAGGAATTAAATCATTAGCTCAACAAGGTCTTTCTAGTATTACAAATTTAGGTTCTGAAGCATTAGATTATGCAAATAAAAATAAATTATCTACTGCCCTTACTGTTGCAAACTTGGCTTCACTAGGTGCTCAATTAGGTATGCCTAGAAATGAAGGTGAAGATGATGCTTCTTATGCTAAACGATTACAAGAAGCTCAAGGTTATGTAACTCAATACGGAAGAAATTTAAGAATAACTAATCCTTCTTTTTATCAAAGAGAAGGTGCGGTAAATCCATTTGCTACAACTATGGCAGCTAATGGTGGTATAATGGGATATGCAAAAGGTGGTTCAATGATTCCCCCTGCTAGACAAATTGAAGGTGGTATTATAGAATTAGATGCAAGAAAAACAGGTGGATACATTCCATATGGCAAAAAGGAACGAGTAGATGATGTTCCTGCAATGCTTGCAAAAGATGAATTCGTATTCACTTCACGTGCAGTCAAGGCTGCAGGTGATGGAAGCGCGAGACGAGGGGCTGCTAAAATGTATAAATTAATGAAACAATTAGAATCAAAAGGCATGAAAATGGAACGAGGAGCTAGAGCATAATGGCTGAGATTACACAAACACAAACATTACCTGCACCGTTTATAGAAGCTTTAGGTAAAACTTATGGTGAACAATTAACATCAGCTATTGGTGGATTAAAAGATTTAGATGTATCTAAAATTTATGGGCCACAATTTGTTGCACCACAAAGTGCACTTCAACAACAAGCACAACAATTAGGACAAGGACTTGGTGCATATCAACCTTATTTACAAGCAGCAGAAGCTGCAACAGGACCTACTGCATATCAACAGTATATGTCTCCATATCAACAAGATGTTATCAATGCAACTTTAAGACAATATGACATTCAGGCACAAAAAGGTTTACCTGCGTTAGCAGCACAAGCAATAGCACAAGGTGCATATGGTGGAGGAAGAGAAGGTGTTCAAAGAGCGGAATATCAAACACAATCAGATTTAAATAGAGCTTTACTTGAAGCACAATTAAGACAACAAGGATTTGCTCAAGCTCAAAATTTAGCTGCTAATCAATATAGTCAACAATTAGGATTAGCGGGTCAGGCTCAAGGATTATTAGGTGCACAAATTTCAGGACTTAGTGCATTAGGTCAACAACAACAAGCTCAACAACAAGCACAATTAGAAGCACAAAAACAATTAGAATATCAAAGAATATATCAACCATTACAAACTGCACAAGCATACGGAGCAGGTATTGCACCTTTAATTCAAGGATATCCACAAGCAACTCAACAAACTATAGCTCCTTCACCTTCTGCTTTACAAACAGGATTAGGAACTCTTGCTACATTAGCTGGTATTTATAGATCTTTTCAACCTACACAAGTTAAAATAATTTAAATAATCATGTCTAGAATATTAAGAAGACCAATGTTCAGAGGTGGATCAGCAAATGAAGGTATAATGTCTGTACCTAGAAAAAAATATGAAGAAGCTGGTTTTGTAAATGAAGAAGAAGTTGGTAATGATGAAAGTCTTTTACAAAGTGGAACAATTACTTCTAATATTAATATCCCACAAATTAAATCTGAAACAAATAATATACGGCAAAAAAATAAAACATACAAAGCTCTTGGACAAGATATAGAAGAAGGTTCATATGGAGATGTATTACTTAAAGAATATTTAGGTAATAGACCAGATCCACTTGGTAAATTTTTAATTAACTTTGGTTTAAATTATATGTCAGCTAGGCCAAGAGGTGGTAAATTTGGTGCGTTAACAACCGCTGCTGAAGCTGCTAAAAAACCTACAGAACAATTATACGCAGATATAGACACAGATAGATTATTAAAATTAAAATTAATGGGTGCGCTTTCTAAAAGCGACTCTAAAGTTGCATTAGAAAAAGAAGCAAGATTACTTGTTGAACAATATCCTGAAAAATATCCAAATATGAAGACAGCATTAGCAGAACTTATGAGAATAAGAGCAGAGAAAAAAGGAACTACACCTGAAGAGAGAATTGCTGCAAGAGAAAAATCATTTGAAACAGATTCTGCTGGAGTTAAAAGAGTTAAAGCAACACTCTTTGAATTAGGTATACCTAAATTAGGTAAAGAAGAAAAGAATGTAGATTTAGGAAATACATTTATTGGTGATTCAGTAAAAAGTGAATTAGTTCAAAAACCTAATTCAACAGATGCGCAAATTGCAACACCTCCACAAAATATAGATAAAATATATAAAGTAGGCAAAATCTACATAGATATTAATTCAAGAAACGCTTATAAATACGCAGGATCAAATACTTTTAGATTTGTTCAGTCATTAGAATAGGAGTTTTATGCAAGAAGAAAACTTCGAAAGCATTGAAGAATTAAAGAATGCAGAAGATAATCAAGTATTTTCTAAAGTAGATAAAGAAATATCAGAAAAAGATTTTCCACAATACAGTGAATTTCCGGTTGAACCAACTCCAGATGGTTTAAGTTATAAGGCACCAAAACCTACAGTCGAGCGTCGAGAACCTACAATTGCAGAAAGACTTGCACAAGGTCCTAAATATAAAGATAGATCTAAATTAGAAGCTGCTATATTTGGTCCTGATATAGAATTACAAGGTGATTTTGGAATACCTGCTCAAAGAGTTGTTGAAAGACTTTATAGAAAAGCAACAGGTAAAGAAGTAGAACCTGTAGATAATTTTTCAACAACTGAATCAATGGTTGCTGGATTAATAGATGGAAATGTTAAACTAGTTAAATTTCCAGTTAACATTGCATCAGAAGTAATTGATTTTGCAAGGGGATCTGGAGTTTCTCCAGATAAAAGTGCAGTTGCAAAAGTAGAAAAATATTTTAACGATAGTATCATTGGTAAAATTGGTACAGAGGCAGAGGACATTGCATTTCAAGATGCTGCAGGTAAATTAACTTCAGCAGCAGTTCAAATATTTGGACTTGCTAAACCAACTCAAATGTTAACCGATTGGGGATTTAAAACTGCAAATAGATATTTTCAAGCAGCTAAATTAAATCAAGTAGCGACAGGTAGCAAGAATTTAGAACGAGCAACAAAAGAAGCATTAAGATTAAATCAATTAAGTGGTAAACAAAAGTTTGCATCTTTTATGATTGGTGGTGGTCTTGGTATGGCTGCTGTTGCAGATCCTGAAGAGTTTGGAACATTATCTGAATTATTAAAGGGAACAAGATTTGAAGGAACATTAGGAGTTCTTGGATTAGATAGAGAAAGAAAACAAGATCCAAGAGATGAAGCAGCTAGAAGACTTTGGAATAGAACTAAACTAGGAATAGAACAAGGTTTAATAACTTGGCCAATTTTATTTATAGGTGGAAAAATTGGTAACATTGTAAATAAACAATCAAAAGATGTTTACGCAAGTAATGATGATTTAAATAGATGGATTGAAAAATATCTTGTATCCCCATTTAGATCAAGAGGAGTAAAATCAGAAGAACTTTTTGAAGAAATGCAAAGAGTTAAAGGTAAAATGTCTGCAGGGCAAGTACAGGGTATAGATTTAATAAAAGACATAGATGCAGCACTTCTTAAAATTTCAAAAGAAGCTGGTATAAGTAAAGGAACACCAGAGTTAAAAAGATTAATTGGAAGAATGGATGAATTACTTGTTACAGGTAACGATGTTATTAAAGGAAAAGAATTTTTATTTAAAGGTTTTGATCCTAAAAAATTATCTGAATTTAAAAAATTTGCATCAACAGAAGTAGGATTAGCTTCTGATCAGATAGAAAGATTAATTGCACAACTTGCAAATGCAAGAAATGCATTTAATAATTATAAGAATACATTTTTTGGTGGTGGTAATATAAATGTAGCAGCTAATGAATTTGCTAAAATTATGTCTGAAAGAATGCAAAACGTTTGGACATCGGAATATAGAATATTTGAAGATAATTTTAAATTGTTTCCATGGTTAAATTATAAACCAATTCAATCTAATTTAGATGAAGCAAAACAAGTATTAGGACGTTATGCAGCTCAAAATGGAGTTAGATTAACTGATGAACAATTAGATGATCAATTAAAAACAATATTAAAAGAAGTAAGAAGAGATCCTTTAACAGGGGCTCCAGAATTTCCTTTATATAATCAAAGTGTATTAGCAGAAGATGGAATACAATATATTAACATGGCTAAAAGTTTTGAAGGTGGAAGATTTAAACCAAGTGAATTTTTTAAAAAAGAAGAAGATGTTAGAAAATTTCAAAGATTATTCGGACAAAAAAGAGATTTAAGGAATACAATTATAAGTACAATGTCTGATCTTTCAACACTTACTGCAAAAGATACATTTTATAATAATATTTTAAAACTTAATGATGATTTAATAAAACAAAAAAGACCTGGAGTGTTTTATGATAGTCCAACAGCTGCAAGAAGTGGATTAAGAAATACTATAGGTGGTGAAGATATTATAACTACTAAAGGCGGATTAAATATAAAATCTCCAATAGGAGAAGAAGTTTATACAAATCCATTAAATGGTAAGTATACTTCTAAACCATATGCTGATGCTTTAAATTTTTCTGAAAAAATATTATTTGATGAACTAGCAAGAAATACTTGGTATCAACATTTAGTTCTTATTCCAAAAGGATTAACACAAATTTCAAAAACTGTGTTAGGTCCATTTACTCATACAAGGAATTTTATAACTCAAGGACAATTTGTTTTAGCAAACGGTAATTTATTTAAAGATCCTAGAAAAATAGTTGATAATTTTAAACGAGCTTTTAATACAATTCAACCACAATTAATTTACAGAAACTTACCAAAAGATCAAGCAATGGCCAGATTTTTAATGGAAGAAGGTATTATGAGCTCAAGTGCTATCGCTACTGATATATCTGGTTTAATGGATGATATGTCTAAAACAGGTGATGTATATTCTAGACTATTTGGAAAATTTGGAAATAAAATGAAAGATATATATAAATTTGCTTTTGATTTATATGTTGCTGAAGACGATATTTGGAAAGTCTATAGTACATTTGCTGAATTTGATAATTACAAAAACCTTTACACTAATGCCGTTAAATCAGGGAAACTTAAAAATATGCCTTCTGATTTACAAATTATGAAACAAGCTACAAAAGTTGTAAGAGATACTTTACCAAATTATGGGTATGTAGGCGATTTTGTTAAATCAATGAGAAGAACTCCGCTTGGAAACTTTATGTCTTGGCCTGCATCAGTTATAAGATCTGGATTAAAAACATTTGAACTTGCACAAAAAGAAATAAGAGATCCTGTACTTCATTCACAAGGTGTAAAAAGAATGATGACTTTTGGAACTGTTACTGCAGCTGCATTACCTGCTATTCAATCTATGGTACATGGAGCATTTGGTATTACAAATAAAATGGTAGCGGCTTCTAGATTTTTTGTTCCTGATTTTTCTAGAAACTCAACTCTTATATTAACACAAGATGCTGATGGTAATTTTAAATATATAGATGGAAGTGGATCATTTGTTTACGATACTTTAACATCTCCTTTCCAATCTATTATTGCAGAAATTAATATATCAACTGGATATGATCCAAAAGCTCCAATTATTCCTGCAACATATAAAGGATTAATTAGAGGAATTGGTAAGTTAATGGAACCATTTATTAGTGAATCTATTTGGCTAGAAACATTTAACAATTTAGTAATTAGAAAAGGTGTAACGCCAGATGGTAGAAGATTATGGAATCCAGAAATGGATAATCCTGATAAAGTAATAGAAGCTTTAAAATATTTTATAGAACAAACTGCGCCAGGATCTTATAAACAATCCGTTCGTTTAAAAAAAGCAATTACAGGAGAACCTGGTGAAAGAGGTGAAAAATATGAAATTGATGATGAAGTAGCTGGTTTTTATGGTTTAAGACAAATTAAATTAGAGCCACTTAAAAAAATGGATTTTAAATTAAATGAATATCAAAAAGCAGTTGCTGATGCTCGTAAAATATTTACGGTGCCTGCACAAAAAGGTGGTGTTGAATATGGTGATGATTTTATAGAAAAATTCTATTACGCTAATAGAAAAAAATATGAAGCTATGAGTAATTTAAAAATTACAAATGAAATGGCTGAAACATTAAATGTAAATAAAAATCAGTTAGCTAAAGTATACAACGATAGAAATTTATTAAAAGATTATAAATATTTAGAATCAGATAAATTTAAACCATACAGTATAAGTAAACCGTTAAGACAAAAAACTGAAGAGATATATAAAGAATTATCTACTGAATTTGATAACATTGAAATACCTAGAACATTAAGTAATGAAACATTAAACAGTTTATCAAGAATGATTAATGAAATGTCTAGAGTTCCGTTAGGAGAAAATTTAGGTAACTATATTAATATTGATGATTACTTAAATGGTGACAGACCTTCGTTGCTAGGACCGAGAAGCGAGGGACCAGTTAATGTACAACCATTACCACTACAACCACAACCAAATCCACAAGTAGTATCTAAACCACCAGTAGTTCCTGGTTTACAAACAGGCTTGACAGCAACTGAAACTGGGTTATTAACGGATGCTGAAAAAGCAATTAGATTAAGACAACAAGGATTAGCGTAATGGGTAACGGAAAAAAACCAGAAACAACTGGAGAACATATTGTAGCTCTTTATGGCCACATAACTGGGGTTAAAAGAGATATACAAGAGTTAAGACAAGAATCTTCAGAAAAACATTCCAATTTTGAAAGAAAGTTTGACAAATTAACTTGGTGGATCATTGGTGGACTTGGATCAACCATAGCATTGTTACTAACACTATCTTTCAATTTATTAAAATAAACCATTGATTATAGTTTTAAAAAACTATATTAGGCGCTTATGGATAATAAAGTTTTAGTTCACAAACATCTTATTATAAGAGCAGAAGCATACAATCCTCCGATGGAAGAAGATTATCTAAAGTGGTGGTTTGAAAAATTTATAAAAGAAATTGGAATGAAAGTGATGATGGGACCATATATTAAATATTCTAACATGATTGGTAATCGTGGAATTACAGGAGCTGCAATTATAGAAACATCTCATATAGTAATGCATGTTTGGGATGAACCTAATCCAGCATTATTACAGTTTGATGTTTATTCATGTGGTGAATTTGATCCTGAAACAATATGTAATAAAATTAAAAAAGATTTTGATACTTCAAAAATAGAATATAAATTTTTAGATAGAGAAAATGATTTACAAGAAATACACACAATAAGTTTTACGGATCATATGATAGCAAGAAACTATCAAAATAAAGAAATAGAAAAGAAAAACAATGCATTGTTAAAAAGTAGAAAAGAAGTTGAGATTAATGGTAGTGGCACACATGGATATAGAATTAAAGAAGGTATTCATAAAGGCACAGTTGTTGGCCATATTACAAGAGAAAAATCAGTACTTGAAAATTAATAAATAATCTTTATATATCTCCAAGACTGCATCATGTGGATGGGTCAATTAACTTGCTTTAATAGGAGATAATTATGACAAACCTAGAAGTTTTCAATAATTTAAGCAAACAAATGTTCAATGGATCAACAAAGTTTTTTGATGATGCATTTGAAAATATTTTTGACACGTGGTCAAAAGTACAATCATTCCCTTTCTATAACGTAGTAAAATACTCAAAAGGTAAATACGGATTAGAAATCGGTTTAGCTGGCTACAATAAAGAGAACGTACTTGTAGAAGTTAAAGACGGTATCTTAACAGTAGAAGGAAAAGTAGATAACAAAAATGTAGACTATGTTAAACAAGGTCTTGCATTTAGAAAATTTTTCAAACAGTTTGAATTAGCTAAAGATGTAGTAGTTGATGAAGCTGAAATGAAAGATGGTTTACTTAAAATTAAACTTGGTTACAAAGAACCAAAAGAAGTTGAAGGTATCAAAGTAGATATTAAATAATGAGTATACCTTTACAATTAACATTTATTTTTATAGTTGCTGCAATAATTTTAGCAGTAGTTATTTACAATAATAATAAATAATGTTCCCTTATAACGAGGAGGAGTGGAAATTTATATCCACTCCTTCAACTCTTCTCCCATAATTTGAGTTGCAATATCAACTTTAGTTCTTAAAGCTTTTACAATCTTTTCATCTACAGTTCCTTCTGCAATAATATCAATATAGGTCATTGGTTTTTCTTGGCCAATACGATCAATACGTGCTTCAGATTGTTGACGTTTTTCTAAATCATATCCATTAGAATAATAAATCATTGTTGATGCACCTGTTAACGTAATTCCATATCCACCAGTTTGAGGGGTGCCTACAATAAATCTTACCGGACTATTTGGATCTTGAATTAGTTTAATTGCTTTTTGTCTATCATCTGTAGATGTATCTCCATAATAAGTTACAACAGAATTATCTCCATATTCTTTTTTAATAGCTTCAACAATAACTTCTATATCGTATCTGTAATGAGCCCAGATAACAGCTTTACCTTCCATTTCAGATAAAACATCCATCAGTTCATCTAATCTATTGTTTGTAATCTTTTGTATTTGACCATCGTCAGATTTAAAATGACCACAAGTTATTTGATGTAGTCTCATTAATTGAGTTATAACATTATGTGTTGTAATTAATTTTCCATTTAATGTAGCAAGAGCAATCTCTTTCATTTGTTTATAAACTTTTCTTTGATCTTCGGTTAATTGAATAGTTCTTTTCATATAAGTTTTAGGTGGTAAATCTAAACAATCATCTTTTAAAACTCTGTGTGAAAATGGTTTTATTTTTTCAGAAAGTTCTGGTAAATTTCTATAGCCAACAACAATCTGTACCATACGACCTGATACGTTAATTTGTTTTGTAATAGCGTATCTAGTTTTAAATGAATAATAAGATTGATGATCTAATAACCATGGATCTAAAAAAGCACATTGTGTAAATAAATCTAATGGAGATTTAGTTACCGGCGATCCTGTAAGAATTCTTTTGTATTTAACATCTTTACCTAAATCTATAATAGATTTAGTTCTGATTGCTCCTGGGTTTTTAATTGTAGTAGACTCATCTATTGCCATTAAAGCTTTGTGACAATTTAAAAATGTTTCAGCAAATTGTTTTCCTTTTTTAGTAGACAATGCTTCAACATTCATAATTAAAATATGAAGATCAAAAGTAGATTTAAATAATGTTTTTAATTCTAATTCTTTAGATTTACCTGCAGAAGATTCCCATAATACCATTTTCTTTTCTATATGATCTGGCATATGAGTTGGTATTTCAGAGTCAAACCAGTTCTTATAAACACCTTTAGGAGCTATAATTAAGGCGCCATTTATAAGGCCTTTATCATAAAGCATTGACATATTATCTATTAATACTTTAGACTTACCGGTTCCCATTTCCATAAAATAAGCAAATACTTTCTTATCCCAAGACATTTCTAACGCCTTTAATTGATGTGCAAATGGCTTTGTCTTAAACTTATAATGCATATATAATAGTTAGTTCTTTCTATTGATTAGTATAACACATTAATATAAAAGAAGTCAAGAATGGAAAAAAATAAAGTTTA